GTACATATCTAATAATGATTGTCCATAACTTGATTTAATTCCTTTTTCTGCAGCATATCTATCTAATTCAAATCCTGCTGACTGTATATCTCTAATACTTGCTGCTTCTCTCATACCTAGTTGAAATGAAGATTCTCTAAATCCTAAATCTCTAGCTGCTTGTTGTTGAGCAAATTGCATTTGTCCTTGTTGCATCATTTGCATACCAGCACCACTCCCTGCTAATCCTGTCATTCCAACTTGACTTTGCAATCCTTGTTGTTGTAATCCATATTGTTGAACTGCAGCTTGTTGTGCTAATTGTTGTCCTTCTCCTAAAAACTCTCTTTGTTGTACAAATTCTGCTGCTTCAGCTGTTCTTGCTTGTTGCAATGCACCATACTGTTGTCCTAATAATTGCCTTGCTTGTGCACGTTGTCTTCTTGCTTTTTTTCTTTTTCTTCTACTTCCAAAAAAACCTAGTACTGCACCACCAATAGTTAATCCTAATCCTAAAGATGACATACCTAAAGCTTCTGCTGCTTTACCAAATCCACTCATTTTATACCTCCCTATTCAAATGTTTCAAATACTTGTCCTAAATCTTCCATAACATCTTGTATAGTAAAGTTAGGTGCTATTTCTTGTGAAAATTCTTTTTTAACTTGATTATATGCTTCTATATCGTTTTGTTCCTGCTGTTCATTTATCATACGAGTTATGGTGTTATCGTAATAATTTGATTTAGCAGGTAAATCTTTTGCAGAACCTGCCCAATGTGATTTTAGCCACGCATCTTTATGTGTAAATTCTGGTGTTCCTAATTTATCTAATGGAAATCCACCTTTTTGTTCTTTATCTGCATAAAATATATCAGTCTGTAATTCTGGTGATAGCTTCGTAAAATCAGGATTATCTTTGTCGATATTCTTTAATTCGTTTGCAAACTCTTTTGGCATTTCTGCACCATACTGCTCATAAAATCTTTCATATCTAACAATAGCATCTCTAGCAGCTCCTGAACCACCTTCATCGAACATTTCATATTGATATAAACCTTTTCCTGGACCTTTAGGTTTACCATCTGGTCCTCTCTGAGGTATATTTTGATTGTTAGATTCCAACATAGCAACTTCTTTTGCGTGTAGTTGCAACATATCAGCTTGTTGTACTCCTCTATTTTTTCTAATAACTTCTAATGCTCCTTGCATAATATCTCCTTAATATTTTTTTAATAAACTTGAATTATAAAATTGAGACATAACTGTTCCTCCAGATGGATTAACATTACTTTTTATAGTACCTTGATAAAACTTTTGTTTTAATTCATCTAATAAAGGTTGATTAACTCCAAGTTGTGTAAAACCTTTTGTGTACTCATCCATTTCTTCTTGAGAATAAACTAATTTACCATCAGAAAATTGTGCAATAGGTTTTGCATTTTCTCCTATTAATTCCATATCAGGTAATAATTCAGAATCAATTCCTTCTTTTCTTCTTAATAATGCACGATGCTCAGCACTACCTTCTTTAACAACACCAGTTCCATAGTTTGTATGTATGTTATCACCGCTTCTGCCTCCAGTTAATCCTGCTCCTGCTGGTAATTTAATCTGGTCTTCTGTCATTGGTTTTTTAGGTGCTTTCTCAAATAAAGGTTTTGTTAAGTTTATTTCTCTTTGTTGTCCTGTATCAGGGTCATAAAACGACATAACATCTTTTACAGATGGGTCTTTTTTAGCTAACTCAGAATAATATAATGCACCACCTTCTGCACTATATGGTCCAAACATTCTTTCTCCAAGTCTTTGTGCTCCTCTTTCTATAAAACTATCTCCATCAGCAAATCTTCCTGTTTGAAATTGCTTTTCAAAGTCTCCACGTACATTTTGATACGCTTTAATTCCCTCATATGCTGTTCTTGCTCCCATTAATCCAGCTGTTATATCTGTTAATGTACCTCCGTCATCTGGTCTTTCTCTATAAATTTGACTAAGTTGACCACGTATTTGAGACATAATTAATCCTGCTCTACTTGCCATTCTACCTTACCTCCTGTAACTGTGTCTTCATCCATCTGCCATCTACTTTAATATATAAGTAATTATCATTACCTTCTTTTACTACTTTTCTATCACCATCAACTCCTTCTGAGTTTGTAGGTATATTTCTATCTACCTTGATTGGTGTTTCATATTGCTGCTTTGTTTCTTCAATATCTTGAGTATTGTCTTTAATAGTATGTATTCTATCTAAAATTCTTTTTACTTTTTGTTTGCCAAATATCATCGCACTACCTTATCTCTGTATACAATCTGTATATCATTTACTTCAAAATCGGCGTTTACAGCCCCTGTACTCTTCAATGCTATACCAAAGCTCACTAAGTTCTTAAAAGTGTCAGGAACAGGTATTTTAAGCGTTTTTAAACTATTTGTAGTGTTCGACAATGTATCGCCACTTTGATTTGCAGTATCTGGTATATCTGTTAATGGAACTGGTGTATTGTTTCTTTTTGTACCAAATCCTTGTAAAATAATATTATCAGTTTGTTTACAATTTACATAAATAGTATTTATATTTTTATTTACCATAGGTGTACCAAAGTCAAACTCTTTAGATTGCATAATAACACCAGTCTTTGTAAAACTAGATGGAGTATTGCTCCATTTTACAAGCTTCGCATCACTTGATTGTATTTCTACCCAATTAATATCACCATTATTTCTAGTAATTAAATTAGTAATATCATTTGTACTTGTTACATCACCAGTCATCCAAGACTGAGATTTCAAATCAAACATCAATACATTGTTAGTAGATTGATTATTGGTAATATATAATTGTTTTGTTTTTGGTATAAACCCTATCACATTGTTATCATGATAGTAGTTAGATTCCCAATCATCAAAGAATGGTTGTCCATTGTCATTTAAATGTATATCTAATATTCTATTACCATCATATATGTAAACACCATACTTATTAAACCAAGCTACAAATCCTTCTGCTTCTATAACATGGTATTCTTTCTCACACCCTTTATATTGAAAGGTTGCTTCTAAAAACTCAATACCTCTTGATACATTAATAATAAATAAATTTTGTTTTTTAAATTGTAATAACTTATTACCAGTTGTAGATAAATTTACAATGCTATCTCCATCTTCTACTTCTACATCAAGAAAACTTTCTTCTTCAAAGTAATCAAACTCATTAGGTTTAGATTTTAATACTCTATCTGATTTTGTAACTAACTCGTGTTTATCATTATAGTATTGAACATTACCAGCATATACTCTTCTGTTTAGTATAGTAGATGTTTTAAATCCTGTGTTAGCTTCGCCAATTACAGAAGGTGCATCTATGATGTAAGGTTCTACTGTAGGTAAGCTAAATATATCTTCTCCTACTGCATAAGCATCAGAACCTACAGAATAAAAATTATATGGATATACGAATTGTCTTTCATATATTTGAAGTGGAGTAGATTGTACTTCAACCTCATCTACACCAAAAGGTTTGTATGATTCTTCTCCAGCTAAACGTATACCTTGTTCAAAATCAACTTCACAAAATAAATATCTAGCACCAACAGAACCTTCTTCAACAGTAGTATTGTTTCCATCAGCTTCAACAAAATCTTCTATAATACCCCAATATATTCTAAATCCTGCATAATTAGCTTCTTTTTGTCCCAACCTTCCAACAAATCCAAAATGTAATACTTGTGTTATTTCATCTGCATTTAGGTTTTGAGGAGCATAACCTATGTATGCAGCAGGAGATTCCTGAATAGACCCATTAAAATCTTTGTACACTTTTGAACACCAAAAAGCATAACGTTTATTTTTATCTATAAGTATATCTGATTCAGTATTTTCACTAGATTTATTTACAAAATATGGAATAAAAGCCATAGAACCTTCGCCATTATCTGTGTATGCATCTATTGGAGCAGCGTCAAAATTATCCCAGTCATCTAGTTCTTGTTCAAGATTAGCAAAAGTAACATTCCATCTATCTTCTTGAGCAGAACTACTTCCTAAATTACCTACTCTTACACTACTTGGTATATAAACTTCAGACCCTTGACTAGGATGAAAATTTGGTTCTCCATCATTTTCTATATGACTATTTAATGTATCAACATTGTAATTATAACTACTATTGTTAGAATCTTTTCTACCTCGTAATGGTGCTATATATAAATCTGTTGAACTATAATCACCAGATTGTACTGCATGAACTCCAGCAGCTCCACCTGAACCTAGTTTTCTATTATACTTATAATACGTAAATAACTTAGGAGTATTACCAGAGTTTCCATAATGCGGCACTACTCTAACACCACCATCAATATTATACATTTCTAATCTAGAAGAAGTATCACCATAATCAATAGTATCTGATTCTAAATCTGTATTAGTAACATCAAATATCTCTACTTCTGAATTAGTAGTATCATTAATAAATAAATATTCTGTTTCATTAATAGTAGTTGGACTACCTAAGTTTCTATCAAAGTTTGTATGTAGTAATCCATTACCATAGTTTACAGAATTAATAGCATTTAATTCAGTAGTTGTAATATTAGATTCATTACCAATAACCTTTAACTTCCCTGGTACTTCATTACTAAGGTTTGATAATACTTGCAATTCATTATCAGCTAAGTCCCTAGGTGTAGTATTGTTATTTAGTCCTCCACTAAAATTACTTACGTTTATAGCTTTTTTTGGCATTCTTCTTCTTCTTTTTCTTTTTTAAGTTATACATTCTTCGAGTATTATTAATACTTTCACCTTTCATTTTACTTGGTGCCATCGATTAACTCTCCCCATACAGTAGTTTTACCATCAATAATCTCAACGACTTCTACTTTAAATTCTCCATTCGTAAACCAATCAATAATAGCAAAAGCGTGACCCCAGTTATGTAGTCTACCTTTTAACCATTTATTATTATCATGGTCCATTTTCTTTAAACATCCCAATGCCCAAGCACCAATATTACCATTAAGCTTAGTCAATGTATGTCTTTGTATATCGTGAGTATGTCCATACATTACATTTTCACCATATGTTTCCAGGTGTTTCTTTGCATGGTATGTCGTTGCAAAAGCACCATGGAAGAACGCAAGCTTACCTACTTGGATTGGTAAGTTGTGTTCTTTGTATTTGTATCCTCTCTCTTTGATTCTACACTTCTTTTCAAAAGTGTAATCGTTGAGATAAGGATACTTATTAGCAAAATTATCCAACCAGAGGTCGTGGTTACCTTGAAGTAAATACTTTTCTTTACATCCAACTTTTTTAAGTACTTCATCCCACTCATCTAATCCTTCATTTACTAATCTTATATCTTCTTCTACTAATGGAAGTTGAAACTCTAATGGTGGTAACTTCTTGTCTTTATATCTCCAAGCAGATACAGACTCCCATTCTCCAACATCACCTAGGTTTACAAAAACCTTTGGCTTTATTTTAAGTATTGCTTTCTTAACACACTTTACTGCAGCTCTATCTTCTAATGGATAATGCTGGTCTGGTATTACGATACCACGTTTTTTAAGTTTCAATGAAACCTCCTATTTTTTATGTAACGCTTTTTTAACTTCACCCCAAAGCTTATCATCAAGCTTATTAGATGACTTTAACACTAAATAGTCACCTAGGTGTAAGATAATAGCTGTAAGTAATTTCTCTGTTCCTAAACTAGTTAGTAACTTACCTAATATTGGTCCCATTATTTTACCTCACAATCTTTGTTGCAAGCTTCTAGGCCTTTCATATATCCTTGATGCTCTACAATCATTTGTTTAACTTCTCCCAATCTACCTTGGGCTTCTTGTATCTCTCCAACAAGAATGTTGTGCTGTTCAACTAAAGTTTGCATTTTAGTCTCAGCTTCTTGTCTTAGGTCTACTTTTTTTTCTTTTGCCATGTTACTGGTCTCCTATTATGTTATTAATTATTTTTTTTTATTTTTTTAATTTTACCGTTATGCGTTCTAGCAAATTTATGTGTTTTGGTTTCTCTTATAAGAGTTCCTTTATAGCGTTTGCCACCCCACATCCAACTTACTGTTTTAGCTTTCTTTAACATTATTTACTCATTGGTTTTGCGTATTTTTTTATACCTTTTGGCATTTTTCCACGCTTTTCTGCATCTATTACTGCAGCACTTTGTTCTGTTAATCGTTTTAATTCATCTTTACCTTGTTTAGTATCCATAAATAATTTTCTATCAATAGCTCCATCATTCATATTGTCTGTACTATTCTGTCCTGTACCTCTTTGTTTTTGTGCGTAATTGTCAGTACTATTCTTTCTTTTTGGTGGTTTACCGACTTGACTACCATATGTTCCTTTTCCCATTGGCATTGTATTATCCTCCTACCATTTAACTTTATGCGACCAATATCTAGCACTTAATTTGCTTGGTTTAGCATCTTGTGCATTGTGTCTAGCATAATATGATTTACGTCTTGCTTTATCTTTTTTACTCTTTGGATTCTTGCCAGCACCTGTTACACCTTGCTGTCCAAATCTTATCAATTTTTTTGTTTCTCCAACCTTAGCTACCACTACGTGCGATTTTGTAGGATGGTTAGGTGTTCTTTTAGGTTTATTATAACCACTTACACCAGCTCTAGTTAGTCTTGAATCTTTTTTAACAGCCATTATCCTTGTCCTCTACTACGTTTTTTATAATACTTTTTACTTATCTTATTTCCATATTTAGTATTATTCGACATTCCTTGACGAGTTTTCTTCTTACCATTCGTGTGTTTTGTTTGTGTTGGTCCGAATACTTTACGCATGATGTCAAATTTAATACCTATTTAACTTCTTTCCAAATACTTTTTATAATATGCTTAATATGGTAGCTATAACTACACCAACAGTAATAATACGTGCAATGTTTTTTTCATTAGTACGTACTCTTCCGTTCTGCTCTTTTAGTAATTGTTTTATCTCTTTTATATCATGATAAATATCAATTACTTGAGATTCTATTACAGCTACCCTTTCAGTCATTTGTTCTCTATATTCACTAACTTTCATAATTGTTCCTATGGGAAACCTCCACCACTATCATCAAATAGAATTAAATTAAATCCTGGTGTTGTTTCTCCGTCTGCTACTATTTTAATTGTTCTATTGCTTGTTTCATATAACGAGCTATGTTGTATATACTTAAATCTACAATACAATGTACCGCTACCATTTATACTAATTGATGTAGTAAATTGTCCAGTACTACTACCTACACTATAGTATGTTGCACTATTAGTTGGAAATGCAGACGTCGATGTTGCCACTGAAAGACCACCTCTAACTACTCCACTATTTAGAGTAAAGTATACGTCTATCACATCAGAAGTAAATCCACTAAATGTAATACTTCTGTTAAAATAATTTGTAGTACCTGGATTAGCCTCATAAGTTTGGTTACCAGCACTCCAACTACTTCCCCAAGAAGAAGAAGTTAAGTCGTGGTCGTAACTATAAAACTCAGACATTGCATGCGGTGCAACGCCATCTGGTCTATTTGCTGCTGGATT